ATATTCACATATAGTAATAAATGATTTCCATACTCGTCGCAGTCATAATGACGGGTATGTTCTTTGTTTTGTTTTTTGGATCAAATCGGAATTCAAAAAACAAAATGGAAAAGAAAATAAGACCTGAAGCCAGTACTACATATGGCTTCGTCGAGGACACAGCTGATGCGTTCATCATACCCAGGTTTCCAACTCAGCTCATGAAAAGGGACACCAGTGGGAAAATGGTAAAGATTGCCGGTAAGACAAGGGATTTCGCACCATACTCAAGTATACCTGAGAATCACTGGCTGCATGGTTTTCCCCATAAAAAAACCAAGTAAAAACACGGCGAATGCTATGATCCAGGTAGACTTGTCGACATTCTTGAACAGATCGAATGACTCTTGAGGTTGGGGTTGGGGATGGGGTTGTTGATACATGGGCTGTTGCGGGTAATTCGATGCTTCGGATGGATGAAAATAATACTCCTCTTCTTTATTTTCATCATCTTTATGTTCATTAATGGTGGGGCTATATTCAATGGGGTTACCAATGTCTGTTTCCATTTTTTAATATATAACGTCTTTTTTTTAAGCGTCTTCTTCCTCACTTTCGCTTTCATCGTCTACCACAAAGTCCTTGAGATTTCCGTTTTCATCCGCATCTTCTTCTTCTTCGTCTTCATCAGTCGAAAAATCCTCCTCATCCTCCGTGTCGATTTCAGAATCAAAGTCGGTATCATGGTCATCGTCGCAGTAGTCATCCTCAAGAACATCTTCTACAGGCTTAAAAAATTCAGGTTTCTTTATATTCCTTCCTAAGCGGGTACGTGTGGTAACCATCTATAATGTAGATGGTATTATTGTTTAAGTAATTTTACGAGGTCACTGTCGATGAGCGTGTATGTTCTCGCCGTGTTTTTCTTCCCTTTACATTTGGGACACGCCTGTGTAATCTTATTCCCTTTTATCGTATAGGACATCACACAGTCTCCATGTTCACCTTTGATTGATTCACAATACGTTGACGTGGTGAGAGCTATATAATTCGTCTTATTCTTCGAAATATCCACGACAGTCGTACCCTCTTGACCCACCATAAACTTCTGGATGAACGCCTGTACCCTGGGTTTAGCGTCACGCCGGTTAAACTGGGGTTTCTCTACACGCTTCGTTAATTCGGGACACTTCTGGAGCTCCTGCTTATCTGGATACAAATCGTTTAGGATAATGGATGAAAGTTTGTGTTTACGTCCACAGAAATCTTTACAAAAACCGTCTCGTCTACACTGGATCGTTTCACAGCGACAAAAACATTTCTGGGCGATGAACTGACCACTGATGATGAACCATATATGATTCGAACCATGCTCCCTTTTTAGGTTTTCACAATATTTTGATGTAGTAGAGGCTAAATAGGTATTCTTGAATTTAAACAACTTCGTGATGTAAGACCCACCTTGACCTTCCAGGTTGGTCTGAACAAAACTCTCGAGTCTAGATTTAACACTATCATCCTGAACCTCATCTTTGATCTCATCCTTTGTGAACACCGCCCCATCCCGAATCGCCATAGAAGGTGTATCCACAAATGCGTTTTGTGGGGCATTCGTGCGAATCATAGACATTTTTAGGATTTCAATGTTAGGGGTTGAATCGATTCGAATGATCGTACTCAAGGGTTCTGTGGTGTACATAAACACTGGGAGGTACGATAATTGATCTATTTTACCACCCTCACATGTATCACACCCCCGACCCTCACATAGATCGTGTTTCGCCTTTTTGTACGACCACGGCATCCTGAAACCACTCCCTTTGGTTTTCCTGTGTAAATCACCGTAAACAGCTGCGTCGATGATTTCATTCCAGTCGATCGAACTCTTCGCCTTCGAGAGTGCGATGAGAATGTGTTCCCTGAGAGCGACCGCCGAAGCCTGATCTACGACGTACCCCGACCAGTTTAGGTGGACGCCAGTTTTTATCAAGGATCCACACGATTTCGGTGGTGAGACGGATATGATACACTCTTTACCACCGTATCGTTTCACCTTATCACATATGATTTTACATATAGACTTGATCTCATCTATCGAGAGTGATTCTGTATCTTTGTAGTCTATGTCCACAAAGAAATTGTACACTGGTGTCTTCTGTTCCACTACGAACAGTTTTTCACCAGATACGATCGCTTCTATGTACTTTTCATAAAAGTCATTCAATTTATCAAATGGCACGGAAAGGACGCCACCGTCCATGAGCACATGTGATAGATTGGTCGCGCCATTGATTTTTTGGGATACGCACCAATTTTTAAACATATATATTTATTGTTCATTTTCTCTAAACCAGTTCATACAAGAGATGTCTTGGAAAATCTTTTTTTCAGCTAATTCCTTTTTGATCACGAGGAGTTCATAGACTGTCGTTTCTTTGTGTTCCTCCATCCACTGTTCAATCTCCTCCTCACACAACCCCCTGTTCGTATCGAGGAGTTCCTTTATCTGCATCAACACATACGCCTTGGACTTCATTATTTAATAGAGAATGTTTTTCTATTCAAAGAAGTTATACACGAATAGAACTCTGGATTCTTAATCACATTATCCACGATCAACTTCCATCGTTTACGTGTATTGAATTCTTCGAGCGTATCAAAACTCATGAAATCATTCTCATCGAATGTCCTCTTATAGGGTTGGTGTAAAGCTTTCTTCACGTTCGTCTTCTGTTTCTCTTCGAAAAATTTCTTAGTGAACTCGTATTGTTGTGAGCGTGTATAGTTCACAAAGAATATGAATACATTATACTCCAAATCCACCGTTGGACTCTCCTTGTGTATAAACTTGAATTCTGTGTATTCACCACTCTTTAATGCTATCACCCCCCTCGTTTCCTCCTCCAACTCCCGTAGAGCACACCGAATCGGGTTGAATATTTCCCTCCTTCGACACCCTCCCGTGACGAATATCCACTCCTTGAACCGATAATCCCTAACCGTGAGGAATCTTGGTTTACCATCGGCAAAACTGACTGGTATAGCGATTGCTTTGTATTTTTTCATTGCGCATTCGCAAGTTATATTAAGTGGATATGTTTATTCTTTCTCTTCAACTACAGTGGGTTCATCTTCATCTTCACTGTTGTAGTCCTCCTGGATGGAGTTGAGCTTTTCCATGACCTCATCCGAGAAATCCTTAATTTCGTAGAGTTCCTCCTTAGTCTTCTTGAGCTCGCGGAGCAGGAAAATAACACCGACGACACATACGATCGTCGCAATCATCATAATATTCTCACGGTTAAGTGCAATCATATACATGTGTATGGTGTTTTCTTTTTAAGTAATTACACCCATGGATGTTTTACCCGGTGGGGGGCACTGGTAGGCAGTCTGCCCGAATTGAACGGCTTCGTAATGCGTAGGCTGACAAGACTTCTCGGTAGAGGGTATCGGTTGCCCGATAAACTTTTCGAGTGTCCTGGATTTAGGATCGTACGTCAATACAAAAGCGATGGCGATAAAAAAAAGGATTGTGAGATACATCTTTAGTATTTAGTTAGAATATAAAAGGCCACCCATACCGTTTTCGATACGGAGGACGTTATAGTTCACGGCGTAGATATCATCCGTGTTAACCAGAGTGTCGTTGACAATGCGAGCCGAGTCGAGACGCGAGAAGTTGAGCGACCCGGTGGGTTGAAGCTTACCCGTCTCGAGGCAGAAAGGGTACGTGAACAACTTGGCACCTGGGGCGGAGCTCCCGTGGGAGGTGTGGTAGTAGAGGGGAACCGACGTGTAGTTGGGGTTCGCGAACTTGAAGTCGGAAACATCGGTACCGTTAATCTGGAGCTTGATCTTGTTCGTGTCGAGGCACATATTCACGGCGGTCACGTTGGAGGCGGCGATGTACTTGATGGGGTGGTTGAAGTTGAGTTCCTGTGTCTTGGACCCGGAGGAGATCGCTTTCTGGACCTGTGTGATGAGCATGTTTTGGGGGTTGGACGCGAACATCTCACGCTCTTGGGTATCCAGGTAGGCATAGTTGGCGTAGACTTCCCACTTGTAGGTATCCGCGGCGGCACCCCAAGTGATACGGAGTTCCACATCATGGTACTGGAGCGAGATGAGGGGGAGGGCGGTCTGCCAGTTCTCACAGAATGCGAATCGGAGAGGGTAGAACCGCTCGTTGGTTGAGCCACCGTAGAGGTCACCAGAGACCGACTTAGCGGAGGAGGTCGCCGAAAGGGTGGGGGCGATGAGGGTGGAGTAGACCGAATCTTGTTCGTCAATCACCTGACCACCGATGAGGAGCTCCACCTTGGAAACGGCGGTGATCCAATTGGGGACGGTGTTGGACTGGGTACCATCTGACTTGATGGGCATGAGGTAGACATAGTTGAGGAGATCCCCCTTGCGCTCGAAGCGGATGGTGGACATACCATTGTTCGAGACGTTGCCCTGAATGACCTGACGCTCGACAGTTTGGGAAAAATTTGTGTGACGCTTGTACGTAGACCGGAAAAAGCTGACTTCGGGCTGACCTACAAGGTGCACATCCTGGGCACCGACAGCAACGAGTTGGGCAATACCACCAGACATTTTATATTATATGGAGACTTTATTTTTAAGCTTCGACGAATCTGTAAGATTCCTGGAAGGTTAGATACGAATGACTACTTCGAGACTCGGGGCTTAGATAGCATCTGTACAGGTCTTCATAGTTTTAAGTTTTTTATAGAGGAGATCATAGATGTTCCCCGTGAACGGAACATCGGATTCAACTTCGACTTGAATACCACCGATGTCCCCCTTTTTACCGATACGCATGGCTATGTTCACCCACATGGTGAAGCGACCTTGGAGGATATACTTGGTCGTGGTCTCAGAGACGTTGGAAGTGTAGTTCCTCTGCTCCTCAACCCTTTTTTCCATCCTGATATCATTCTCACCCACTGAAGCATATGGGTTAGTAACAGTGAGTCCATTGGCGAGCGTAATCGTTTCGTTTATGGTGACCCCCATTGTTTATTGTAAGGTGAGTTTTTTTAAATGAGTTTACAACTGACAAGGGCAGCCTTGTAGGTTCCATGATCCACGAGGGTATAGAGAGGTTCGGTTTCACCCGTTTCTTCCCAAACGGTTTGACCATTTTCATCGAGGACATCCACGAGTTCTTCGATAATACGTACCTCATCATGTTGAGGTATTTGCTTTTTTGATTTGGAAAATTGTATATATGTATATTTTTTGCTTGTACCCAAAGAATATGTAGCCTTTTCTACAGCATCGAGTGCATTATACTCTTCAACACTAATTTCACTCAAGTTTTTGACTGACTTATCATCTTCTGGGAGAGAGCCGTATTTAATCAGACCTATCTCCATATCACCTTGGTAGTATCTTATCACACCCCCATCCATGACCTCTTTAAAGTATATGGGTGTTTCCTCTACACTTGTCTTGAATGATGGTCTTTTTTGATAGGTATCAAGTGGAATTCCATATGATTCATCGTGGATGTAATACGTTACATTTGAAAGCTCCCTTTTAGGAATCTTAATAGATATCTGTAACGGTTCTGTAAAGTCACAATCTTGGGTCACCTTGGCGACTGTGTAATTCATTAAGGCACCACCCTCCTGCT